ACTTATATCTATTGGATGCATATCAACTGAATCAATGATATCCTTAACATTGTTCATTGTTATCTCTAATTCAGTATTCAATTGAAGTAATTTTATTTCATCTTCTCTATATTGCTCTATATCTTTTTGTGCTTTGTCCCATGCAGAGCCTAAAAATTGACTCGGGTCTTCATAAGGAAGACGTGGACGGCCTAAAACTTTTTGTGCCGTGTCACTTAATTCACCTTCAATGTCACCAAAATCAGCTTTTAAACTAAATACTGTTTTATTAAGAAGTGTTTGAAGACGTGCAATTTCAACTTCCCAGCTAAATTTAGCCCGCTGCATTGTTTCCATAACACCGGTATTAAAACCTTTCAAACCTTCTTCAAGGCCGAGCATCTCAGCAATTTGCATATCTTTTTTGCTGAAAAGATTCTTCATAATTTCAGCTTCAACTTTTGTTCTTCTTTTACGTAAGTCTGTCGATACTTGACCTCTTTGATCTTCTTGTTTAGCAAGTTGTTCATTGATATCATTCCAAACAGCACGAAGTTCATCAATTCTAGAAATTTTTCTTTCTAAATTATCCTGCCATTGCCTCATGTCTTTTTCTTGCGCTGATCTCAACCCTGCTAGAAATTCTGCTTCTTTTTTCCCCTCTTGATTTCTTGCTCGTGCAAGTGCTTCCATTGCTTGGAATTCAGCACCGCGATTATCCATTTCTCTCGCATGGCGAATAGTTTCTAATGCCATTTCCTGAGCCTTATGAGTTATTTCAAGTGCGTTTTTATGTTTTTCCTCATCGACGCCGGCTTTAGCATATGCCTCACTTGCTCGAGCTAATTTATAATCAATTTCCTCTAGCATCATACGATGCTTTACAGCACTTTTAGCCTTTTCAAGTTCTAACTTGTAATCTTGATTATGAATACGTTGGCTCATACTCATAGCACGCTTATTTGATCTTTCATGGTATTTAGCAAAGTCTTTTTGAACGTCGGCTAATTTACTAATAGCATCGCGACCCCTTTTAATACTACTATCCCACATACCATCAGTATAATTTTTTGCTGATTTAACACCAGCTTCAATAATATCAGTAAATTGACTCCAAACCTTAGAAACTTCAGATAAATAATTCCAAACATTTTGTTCATTACTTTTCCACAATGCTTTATCGCGTTTAGCCTGCTCTATACGCATTTTATCAAAGTGTTTATTCATCCGTGTAGCTTCTTCATCAATCCTTTGATACATTTGCCTTATAGTTTCACCTGTTTTTTCCGCTGCTGATTTTCCCCCAGTTAAACCGAAAGTAAAATCATTTAGCGCTTCATAAGCATCAACAACAGCATTTCTTATTTTTACCCAGCCTTCAACCATAGATGTAATAAAAAGTACACCTATTTTAGCTGTCCACGCAAGAAGTGTCCCTATATCCTGAAATGTTATTTTAAGAGTTTGAGCGTCAGGAATTATTTTAACAATCCATTCAAGTAATTCTGCAAGAGCGGGTTGAGCCTTTTCCCACATTTCCATAAAAGTTAATTTAATCTCATTTATAGCTTTCCTAATTCTGTGCGCTGGAACTTGAGAGTATTCTTCAAATTCATCTTTAGCGGCTTCAGTTGCCCCTTTAATTTCATTGAATGTTTCAGTCATAAGTTTACCACCATTAGTCATAATACCCATATAACCAACAACAGCACGGACACGGTTAAAGTATTCAGCCATTTCTTGACTGTTACCACCTGTTTCTTTTGCAAGTTCTTTTAATACTCCAGTTAAACTACCAAATTTCTTTATAGCTTGTTCAGCAGTACGTACCCCCCACACCTTAAAAAGCTCCTTCATCTTTTCTGTAGGTTTAATAAGCTTCAACATTACAGCACGAAGTTGTGTAATAGACCTATTAACTCGTACACCTTGACGAGTCATAACAGCCATGGCTGCTGCTGCTTCTTCAAATTCGACCCCCATCTCAGCGGTAAGAGGCATAACAGCACCAAGAATATCAGCAAATTCACTAAGACGTAAACGACCGAGTTCAATTGTTTTAAATAATGTACCTGCAACACGTGTAGCTTCTTCAGAAGACATGCTATAGCTATTCATAACTGAAGACATAGCATTTACAGCATCCCGCGTGTCAGCATGTGTAATAAGTGCTAATTCTTGTGCTGTACGTAAAAAGTCAAAAGCGGAAGCAGCTTCTACAACTTGGTTCGATAATGTTTGATATAAACCTTCTGCAACAACATCAGCAGTGATACCTAAATCTGCTGATAATTGACGCACCTTATCTGAAATTCTATCCATATCCCCTAATAAAGCTGGGGCAATAGTTTTAACTTCTGCGATTGCTAAACGAAACTCAATAGAAGCACGTGCAGCGTCCGTAAATGCACTTACAATACCACTCATAGCACGAATAATAACTTGTGCTTGTATAATCCTAATAATAGTTTTCCAGTTAATAGTAATTGTTTTTGCAGCGGCGGCCCCCTTTTTTCCTGCCGTCTGCATTTGATTACCCATAGTTTGGACAGCCGCACCGGTGTGCTTCAACTGGTTTTGCAGACTCTTATTAGCTTTGTTCATATTACTACTAATTTTAGTAGTAGAACTTGCAGCTTTACTACTACTTGCTGCAACTTGATTTGCCATTGCAGCGGTACTTATACCCACGCCTCCGACAGCCTGAGTATACATAGCACTCATATTCTGAGCGGATGCGGCCACTGTTTGCATTTGACTACCACTTCGAGCCATAGCTGTAGCAGCACCACCTGTTGCGGCTTGAATACTTCTTAAACCAGCAGCAGCAGCCTTAGTAGCTTTAGCTACCGCTTTCATAGAACTAACAGCGGGAACTGCTTTCTTACTAAATTGGCGCGCAGCATTAGCAGAACTAGTTAAAGCCTGCTTAAATTCATTCAAGCGTTTACGTATATCAGAAAGTGCTTTAACTGCTTGTGCAGCATCAAAGCCTAGTTTTTGTGTAACTTCGTTAGGCATTCTATACCTTCACTACTTTCATAAATTTACGCGGATCAGGTAATTCTGTAAACTGGCAGAAAGCTATAAATGCAATACGCCCTATATCTTGAAAATGATATGGGGTTGGATGCGTTAAACCACTACGAGAAAATACACCGCCCTGTCCGTAAACAGCACGGTTGTATTCATTATAGGCGAGATACCGTAAGGTACTACGATATTTGAAATGATAACGATATGAGCTAGGATCAAGTTCTAGACCACTACCAGCCCCGGAGGCTAGTCCCAATGACTCACGATCTTTTTGACTTAACTGTGGACCATATGGAACTACCGTACCGAGTTCATTAGCAAGTTTTTGAAATGTGGCCCTAGATGCTTTAGACCATGTAGGAATGACGGCAAATACAGTTGCATTAAGCCAATCTCTTCCCGCTTGCTTCAACCAATTTTCTAAGTATTGATGAAGCTTTTCTTTATAACCTTTTAAGTTAAAATCAAGCGCGCGAAAATCAACTTTAAATTTCATTATCGTCGTCTCCTACCTCGAATCTTTGCTGGTTTAAGATTCGGATGAGACCCACCACCCATCATCGCTTTAGCTTCTTCAGCATTCTCGTAAGAACGCAATTGTTCGTAAGCAATAATTAAAGCTTGGGTCCATACATCGCAATCATCCCAAGATTCTTTAACATTTGGCGGACGAATGCCGATTAATTCACATCCACGCCAGACGGCGTATTCTGCAGTTCGGTATTTTGGCCAAAGGATTCGTTTGACTCCTCCGCCCGCCCAAGTAGAAAAACCTCTCGCGCCATCTTTAACTTGTCTTCATCGAGTGCATTGGCTTGCATTACACACAGGACAACACGATTAACTTCAACATCAGAAAGACCGGCTTCACGAAGTTCCTTATCCCATTCAAGATAAGTAGACGGGTCTTCAATATTAACTCGTGCCCATTCAACTTTACTAGGTTCTAACGATACAATAACTAAATAAGCAAGCCGTTGATTATTGTAATGTTCTATTTGTTGACGGTATGATGTATCTTTAACATTAGGTTTCCAACCATCCTTTGTACGAATTCCAGGCGCCTTAGGCTCAGGAACAAGATCATCAAATTCCTTCATAGATGTTACAGCTGTGGCCCTAACAATAATATCTTCCTCTAATCGGGGAAGAACAAGGACTTCCATATTTGGACCTTTAATTTCAACGCCACTAATTTTCATAATCTTTTCTCCCTCTTGTAAATATAGTGGGGATGAAATTTCATCCCCACTAAGATTTAACTATTACAATTCTAAACACTCAGTAGCATAGTCACTACGATTTATAGTGACTTGACTCACGTTACAACGACCAGAAACGGCAATTGTAGCTTCCCCAAGGTCATACTCTAATGATTCCCAACGGAAATCATCCAGAGTTACCTTTTCGTCCGCATCTGTACCACAGGGTAAGCAATGAAGAACTACCATATCGATAGCATAAGGCTCACACAAGTCATCAGAACTTGAAACCCATTCCGTAGCTTCACCAACTTGTTTGATTGCATCAACAGGTGTAATATCTTTACCACTTTCTGTGGTAACATATTCATAAACAAATTCTAAGGACACATCAACTGGCTGCTCATCACCTTCGCGTACCGTATCAAGGTCGCCTCGGTCGAGCAAGTATTCGTATTCCTTCGATTCTGTCCATGTAAGATTTCCTTCACCAATTTTTACCTTAATCTTTTGAGGTAAAAATGTAATTGCATCACTTTGAGACGGTACAGCCGCGCCCCAAGCAGGTTTAAACTCAATATTCGTTGTTGGACTTGCATCAAGGGGTGTTCGACCAATAACAGTATATGTTGTGGTGTTACCCACAGTGTTAACAGTAAATCGTGCGCCGACAGATACCAAATCAACATCAGTTGCATTCAAAATAACTGTGTTAATATCGACATCGGTATCCGTTCCCCCTGGTGCCCCTTCTGCAATTACTGCATTACCACTTAAACCATCTTGAATATAGATGAGGCAATCACGTAATTCAATACGTGCCATAATTTATTTCTCCTTTACAGTAATTCTGTACAATCAGTAGAATAATCACCACGATCCACAGTAACTTGACTTACATTACAACGACCAGAAACAGCAATTGTAGCTTCCCCAAGATCATACTCTAATGACTCCCAACGGAAATTAGTTAAAGATGCCCTTTCATCTTGATCAGTACCGCAAGGTAAACAGTGAATAACTACCATGTCAATAGCATAAGGTTCACACAAGTCATCAGAACTTGAAACCCATTCCGTAGCTTCACCAACTTGTTTGATTGCATCAACAGGTGTGATATCTTTACCAGTTTCCGTGGTAACATATTCATAAACAAATTCTAAGGATACATCAACTGGTTGCTCATCGCCTTCGCGCACCGTGTCAAGGTCGCCTCGGTCAAGTAAGTATTCATATTCTTTCGATTCTGTCCATGTGAGATTCCCCTCACCAATTTTCACCTTAAGTCTCTGAGAAATAAATGTAATTACATCATTCTGTGATGGGGTATTTACGCCCCACGCAGGTGAAAATACAACATTCGTCACTGGACTAATGCCACCTTTAGTTGTTTCTGTAATAACAACATTACCCGTATCAAGGTCTACATTAGCACCTACTATCATATTACAATCCGTCTCTACCAAATCCACAGCAAATGTAACAACCCAATCGGTGTCAGGACCAGGACCGCCTGTTACCGTTACATTATTAGCACCAATAGTTGATAGCCCCTCTAAAGCAGCTGCAACAGCGGCATTAGTAGAATTCCATAAAAGATTTGCTGTTACCTGACCGTCAAAGTTAAGGGTAAAGTTTCCAGATGAAGCTGTTTGATCAATATTAATAGTTTGTACTTCATTAGTTCCAGTTCGTTCTTGGACAGTGTATGTTAAAGTATTACCCGCAGTATTAACAGTAAAACGCGCACCAATAGGTACCAAATCAACATCAGTTGAATTCAAATTAACTGTGTCAATATCAACATCAGTATCAGCCGCGCCGGGCGTCGTTTCTGCAACATTTGCGCTGCCACTTAAACCATCTTGAATTAAGATGGCGCAATCACGTAATTCAATGCGTGCCATAATCCACTCCTCTTATATTGATAGATACATTTCATAACGACCATCCACTGCAGCCTGTCGAATACGATCTTCACGACTTATTTGACCGAAGTGAATTAACCTTATAGAATCGCCCCGACTCTTACGTAGAGTAAGGCACCCAATTAACGATTCATCGTCGCCTGGGTTTGAACCATACTTGTATATTGGAATTGGTTCTAGCATTGCTTCTTGAAGTATGCCGCCCCATTGAACAATATCATAAGCATTTTCCTGAGACATTAACATTCTATTCGTAAGTAGAAAATTAATGTCTACCCAGATTCTCCAATAATTTTTACTAAGTTCTCTGACGAATGGACCATTAACACGAAGTTCAGCATGATCTTCCCGTATATCTCCTGGCTCACGCTCGTCTACGCCCTCAACCAAAAGCGGTATACCAATCCCGGTTACAATAGCAGAAAAATAGTTTGCGACGGAAGCAAAAACCCACCGTGCTAGATTCTCGTTCATTGCTTCTACTCCTAGTATCAATCCGGTAATTATTTTATGACGTTGTTATTTGACTATTTAAGACAAATTGTTCTGTCAATTGAATGTGGTAAATTTGCTCAGGTTTTACTCCTTTTACTTCTTTAGCAACTATAACCCAAGCAGTATGCTGTTCAAATTCTTCGATATTTTTAATTTCATAACGCCTGTTATTATAAATAAGCCAATCATCATTTACAATTTCATAATCAATAGGTAAGTCTCTAGCGTCAATAATAAACATTCGAGTTCCAGCATCATATGAACCCCCATAGACAAACATTTTATTTGCTGAGATATGGGCTATTGTTTGTATAGCTTCTCTTGCAATTTTAACAGGTAAAACAATACATTTTCGTATTGTAATTGCACTCTTATCTACAGTTTTTACACCTGTTTGATAATCAGTTTCAGCATTAATAAGTTTATAAAGATCAACCTTATTCCCATATTGCCGTTTCAAACTATATAATGTCTTACGTATAAATCTATTTAGCATACTGTTCCCTCCAATTTCCGTAGTGGGGGGGGGGG